GAGGTCGTTGACCCCTTGCCGATCACTGCGCCTCCTGCGAGTCCCTCCCCCGCCTCGGCAGACGCCTCCGTCCCGCCAATCCCAGATGCTCTGCCGCCCCCCGCGCCCGTCGCCGCCGCTGGCGCGGCCGCTATCGGCGTCGCCGGGGCGAAGGCAGTCAGTGCCGCCGCCGACCTGGAGCAGTCAACTGGAGCTATCGAAGCAGTCTTCAAGTCCGGCGCAGACCAGATGAAGGCATTTGCCGACACGGCGGCGTCATCGGTCGGCCTGACCAAAAACGAATACCAGGAACTGGGCACGCTGTTGGGCGCTCAGCTCAAAAACGGCGGGACATCCATCGACCAGCTCGCAGGCAAGACAAACGACCTGATCGGCGTCGCCGCCGACCTGTCCGCCCAATTCGGCGGCACGACCGCCGACGCCGTCGCCGCGCTCTCCAGCGCCCTAAAGGGGGAGCGCGATCCGATTGAGCGCTACGGCGTCTCCCTGAAGCAGGCCAGCATCGACGCCAAAGCCGCCGAACTCGGCTTCCAGAAGGTGGGCGGTTCCTTCGATAACGAGGCGCAGCAAGCGGCGACCCTTGCCCTGATTATGGAGCAGACCGCCGATGCGCACGGAGCCTTCGCGCGCGAAGGCGACACCCTCGCCCATCAGGTGCAAGTCCTCAAAGCCCACTTCGGCGACTTCGCCGCCAAGGCCGGTACCCTTGTCCTGCCCATGGTGACCGCCCTCGCCTCCGCCGCCATTGAACACCTCGTGCCCGCGCTCGAATCGCTCTCGACGTGGGCGAAGAACGTCGCAATTCCAGCCCTCCAGGACTTCGCCGCCCGCATTCAAGCGAACGTTGTTCCGAAGATCAAGCAAGCCGCCGCCGTCTTCCAGACCGAAGTCCGTCCCCGCCTCCAAGCCCTGATTGACTGGCTCACCACGACGGTCCCGCCCGCCGTGGGCCGCGTCGTCGCATTCTTCGAGAAGTTCGGCCCCGCCATTGGAGCCGCCGCCGCCGTCATCGGTACCTTCGTTGCAGGCTTCAAGACCTTCAACCAGATCAAGACGATCATCGGAGCCGCTAAGACGGCTTGGGCGGCACTCAATGCCACCATGGCCGCTAACCCGATCTTCCTCGTGATCGCAGCCATTGCCGCCCTGGTCGCAATCTTCGTAGCGCTCTACCAGAACAATGAGACTTTCCGCGCCGCCGTCGACGCCGCATGGGCGCAGATCAAGGCCGCCGTGTCTGTCGTCGTCGAATGGTTCCAAACCAACGTCGTGCCACAGCTCCAGGCCGCGTGGGCGCAGATTCAAGCCGCCTGGGACGCGGTATGGCCCCAACTCCAGGCCGCGTGGGCAACCTACGGGCAGCCAGTCGCAGATCTCATCATCAGTATCTTCCAGGGCGTCGCCGCGAACTGGGACACCATCTGGCAGGGAATCTCCACCGTTGTATCAGGCGTCTGGCAGGTGATCTCCAGCGTGATCTCCACCGTGGTAGGCGTCATCTCTGGGATCATCCAGGTCTGGACGAGCGCGCTACAGGGCGATTGGTCCGGCGTCTGGGCCGGCATTCAGCAGATCGTCTCCAGCGTCTGGAGCGGCATCCAAGGCGTCATCTCCGGCGCGCTCTCGATAGTCAAGGGATACATCACTGGAGCCATGGGCGTGATCTCCGGCGTTTTCTCCGGCGTCTGGTCCTCCATCTCCTCCACCGTCTCAGGGGCATGGAACGGCATCAAGTCATCGATTTCCAGTGGCGTCAGCTCTGCGGTCAGCACGATCGCTACACTCCCGTCTCGCGCGGTCTCCGCGCTCGGGTCCATCGGCTCCACACTCATCAACGCCGGTAAGAACCTCATCCAGGGATTCATCAACGGGATCAGTTCGATGTTCGGCTCGGTCCAATCCAAGCTTGGCAGCCTAACCAGCTCGCTCACGTCCTGGAAAGGGCCGGAAGACTACGACGCGCGCCTACTCACGCCCGCCGGTCGCCTCGTGATCGACGGCTTCATTAGGGGCCTGGAATCCAGGTACGGCGCAGTACGTCGATCCCTCGGCGCGCTCACGGGCATGGTCGCCGACACCGACACAGGGTCGCTCGGACTCCCAGACGCCAGCGGACTGGCCAGGATGCGCGCGCACGGCGGCGTCACCATCCACGTGACCGCGAACATGCTCCACCCATCGATTGACGCGGGCCGCGTGATCGCTCAGTCCATCAGCCAATACACGCGACTCAACGGCGCAGATAGATAAGAGAGTCACATGTCAACAATTCTGCCCCCACCGATTGTCGGTGACTGGAAAGGCGCACGTATTCAACGCCTCGGAGGCGACCAATGGGCCTTTGATCTCGAAGAGAGCGCCCAGATTCTTCGCCTTGTCTACGACCGCCTGGTCCCTGGACACAAGATACAAGTCAGACTAATTATCCGAGCCAAGCAGACAGCGTCAAACGTTACTGTCAGGATCGGTTCCTACGCGCGCCATTGGCACCGAATCCAGTTGATTGACGAAATTGTCCGATCAGATCAGTTCGGCCCATCGGTCACTATCGACCTAGAGGGAATCAGGAAAGGCACGGTAGAAGTCCTCACGATTATTGACGAGACTCCTATTCCTGCCAACCCCCGGCCCTGCGACGTGCTCAGCCTCCAGGCTCTCTATCCGTTGCAGGGACTAGACGGGCTGCGCTGGAATCAAAGCAGGTGGAACCGCGAATCATGGACGCGGGGCGCTGAAAATCCCGCGTTTCTCCAATGGAACCTAAATTCCTGGAATACACGAGCGTGGCACTCGGACGCATCGCAGACCATGGCCTGGCAGGACATCACCGGGCCGTGTACAGAAATCACGGTCACGCGAGGTGTAGAGTCAACGGGACCAGCGCTCACAGCCCAGGTAGGTACGCTCACCGCGCGCGCCGTCAACGGCTTGGCCCCGCGAGCGACAGGTATGTATCACGGAACACCCATCCGCTTGCTCCACTGGCCCACGCGCGAATACATTTTTACCGGCTATCTCACTGACCTGGCGATCTCACCGCATAAACCAGGTTCTCGAATTGCGTATGAGACTACTCTCACCGCCTCCGATAATGTTGCGCGGCTGGCAGCCATAACAAGATATGGAGCAAAGTCAGATGAAAGGGACGGCTCCGAAAACTGGGTACTCAGGATCGACCGCCTGACGCGCACGTGCAGAGATCTGATCTATTGGTTGGATACACGCGCGCACGCCCAACGCGTCCCGCCTATTGTCTGGGAAACAAACCTAGCAAAGCACCTAGATGCCGCCGTCTCATCCGTGCTCGGCTCATGGACGGTCAACCGTAATGGTGAGGTCGCGATCAGAACAACGCGGCCTCGCATCCCAACGGTGCGATTCACCGACGCCATTGGCTCAGCACCAGCGGCAGGCATCTGGTCATACACAAGCGTGCAGGTAGCTTGGAGCGCCGCCGACGCAATTGCGCAGATCACGTTGAAGAACCACAGCGCGAAGTGGGATTCAGAGCAATCAGAGTGGCGCGCTGACGACACCGAAGTAACAGTTAGTGATCCGACAGCTGCGACCGTTTGGGGCGGGGCAGCTGTCCAGGTAGATGTAACCCTTCCTATAGCTGATCTTGAATCCGTTGCTCGCCGTTACCTCGCGACTGTCCGGCCTGACCCAATGCCGTCTGCGCTGACCGTGCAGGCAGCCCACGCCTCTGGACCCTCCAACCGCGCCATACATATGAGCGCCGCTGCTACCTTCGACCCAATAACCGCCGCTCGGGTCGAATATAGGGGAGAGGAAGTAAATGCCCTCATAACCCAGGTTGCACACTTCATCACTCCCAACGACTGGAAAACACAACTCCAGCTCACCAACAATCAGGAAGGATCCAACCCGCAATGAAAACTTTTGTCCCCGGCGAAATTGCTCGCGCGGAAGACGTTAACGCGAACTTCGCTGAACTCAAGGCAGTGACGGATAAGCTCGCAAATGGCATCCAGACTGGCCGCGTCGGCCTTGGAGCCTACAAGCCGAACGAAACCTACTCCAAAAGCGTGACATTCCCGCGTCCGTTTGCAGCGCCGCCATTTATCGCGATCTCGTGTACGTCGCAGCGACTCCGAATCGCGATTTACAGCGTGACAGCAACTGGATTCAGCTTTTACGGGTGGAACGATACGAGTGCAGCAAACGGCGATGACGCCACATTCGACTGGATCGCAATCAGCAATATCAACTGAAAGGACAACCACAATGACCGTGAATAGCGCCGTTACCGACACCAATTGGGGACCCAACTTTGACCCCGGTCGCCCCTACGGTGACCCCCTCGGAATCATCATCCACCATTGGGGAGCGGATGGACAGTCTCACGACGCCGTCGCCGCCTACCTCGCCCGCCCCGATGGGAACACCTCCGCTCACTACGTGGCCAGCGGCGGGCGCGTCACCCAGATTGTCCACGACTATGACCGCGCATGGCACTGCATGGGTAATAACGCGCGCACAATCGGGATCGAGTGCCGCCCCGAGTGCGACGAAGACGACTTCGAGACCGTCGCACAGTTGATCGCCGCGATCCGCGACGAATGGGGATACCTGCCCCTCTCTGGACATCAGGAACACTTCCCCACGGCGTGCCCTGGCCGCTGGCAAGCCCAGCTCGACGAACTCGACGCCCGCGCCCTCCTCATCCAGTCCGGCGGTCACGCCGTGCCCGCGCTCGCCGATCCTGACCCCGGTAGCCTCCAGGTGGACGGCTGGTGGGGACCGTCGACGACCGCCGCGCTCCAATCCTATCTTGGTACGCGCGTGGACGGGACCGTGTCCAGTCAGGACGGGGCATGGCGCGAGAACCTCCCCGCCGCCGGGGCCGGTTGGGACTTCGAGAGCAACCCGGATGGATCACAGATGATTGCGGCCCTCCAAGCCCGCCTCGGCGTTGACGTGGACGGCATCCTTGGCCCCGAGACTATCGCGGCCCTCCAAGCCCGCCTCGGCGTCCCCGTCGACGGATACGTGGGCATGGCGACCGTCGCAGCCCTCCAGACCCATCTCAATGAAGGGACGCTCTGACCATGACTGACACGCCGAAGCACGCAGCGACACCTCAGCCCATCGGCTGGCTTACCCCCACCGTGCGACGGTGGGCATACGGCGTCGCGACCGCCGCCGTACCACTCCTTGTAATCTACGGAGTGATCGAGTCCGAGACCGCGCCCCTCTGGGTCGCCCTCGTGGCATCCGTCCTCGGCACCGGGACCGCGCTCGTGCACGTCCCGCCGAGTGGGGGCGGCGAATGAGTGGAGCCGCCGAGGTCATTACTGCCCTCGGCGGCCTCACCGGCCTATCGACCGTCGTCGCGTCGGTCGCGACCCTCATCCAGGCGCGCCGCATCCGCGCCCAAGTCAGCCCTAACCACGGATCGTCCCTAGCGGACGCCGTGAACAGGACAGACGCCCAAGCCGCGCGCGCGGGGGATGCGATAGAACGCCTCGGCGACACCCTCGCTGCTCACTCCGAGGCGATCACGCGCATTGAATCGACGCTAGTCGCCAGCAGCCAAAGCGTGTCCAGGATCGAGATTGAGCAGACCAAGACCGCCGCCGACGTCATGGTCACGCGGCATCAGATCGAAGGCCTCGCCCGTGAGATCAAAGGCCTTGGTCACGAGATCGGAGACATCCGATCTACCCGTGATCGAGAGCATGGCGACTACGACGCCCGGATTAGGTCACTGGAGGAACGCGCCTAGGCAACCGCCTCCACCACCGCCCGAAGCGTCTCATCCGCTATCGCTAGGTATCGGAGCGTGGTTTGTGGTGATTCGTGTCCTAGCACCCTCTGGACGGCGACGAGATCGCCCGTGCGCTCATAGGCGCGCGTCGCGAACGAATGCCGTAGGGCGTGCATTGTGACGCCGCGTGGCAGGGCGCGCCCAACCAGTCGCCCGATCCACTCAGGGGACACATGGCCCGAATCGGCCCCCGGAAATAGCCAGCCGGGGCCGTGGCCTTGAATCTCCACGGCGATTGACTCAGGTACCGGCACCGTCCGAGCCTTCCCGCCCTTCCCGTGGACGATCAACGACCAGCCATGCAAGTCGCGAACCAGGTCGCAGCCGCGCACCCTCGCGACCTCGCCGCGCCGCAACCCGAGCTCCGAGGCCAGCCGCACCGCCAGCCGCACCAGCTACCATAACAGG